TTACTACTGCCTCTGCCACAAATAAAAAAAGCCTTTATTATATATTACCTTGAATTGTGTTTTTGTCGTTGTGCTGCTTTTTTTTCTTCGTCAAATTTATTTTCATAATATCCAGCCCAATATATCAACTCTTCCTGAGTAATAGATTTTCTCAACTCTTGTATTGTTTTTCCTAATTCTTTTGCGAGAAAAAACTCAAAATTTAACCAGTTATCTCGCCTTAATCGTTTTTTGCTGTATCTACATCAAGCTTTATATCGAATAAGAATAACTCTATCTCATTCAAAACATTTTCTGGAAGCTCTCTTTGAAGGTTTGGTGCATCTGCAAGGGCAAAAGCCTTTGTGCCATCTTCTAGCTCTGCCATTTGGCAAAGAAGTTGAGTTGACACTGCAAGTGCTTCATCAGTACCAGCTGCACTTTGCGCTCTTTGTCTATCAAATCTTGTTAAGGGCTTAAAATATAAATCAACAATTTTTTCACCTTTAGCATTTTTAAACTCATACTTTCTCCTAGTGGACATTTGATCTCCATAGGACTCAGTAATGAGATCAATAGTTCTTTTATTTGGCATGTTTATGTGGGGTTAGTTATTCAAAATTTACTATATATCTGAAGTTATTGCACCTGAGGTTTGGAAGGTGATGTTTATTTCTTGAATTTCACCAAGTGTTGCTCCATACTCTGCATTAGTAATTATTCCAGAAAAGCCAAATTTTTTAGCACTTGCTGAACTATCTGGGAATAATTCAAACAAAGCGTCAGCAGCATCACCTGTAGTTAATACGTCTTCAACAAATGCTAAATAATCAGAGTTTCCAGCATTATCATAAATAAGAGTTGCTGAACCTTCACCAGAAATAAGGCCACCAACAAAAGTTTTTGAGGTATCACCTTGAACTGTGGTTTCTTGGGTATCTTTAGTAATTGATAAAGACCAATTTCTTAGACCTGATATATCAGCCTCTGTTCCAGCAGCATTGTGGAACATTATTTTACCGACATCACCTTTTACAGCAGCCATAACAAAAAAAAGAAAGATTTATAAATATATTAACCCTTTTCAGCCTTTTTTACATCTTTTTTTGAATTTTCTTGATTCTCCATATATCTTTTACAGTTTGGATCCCAGTAGTTTGCGTTTCTAACACCTTTTACAGCTTCGATTGCGTCAAGCATTTCTTCAGTAATTTCAAGTTTTGGCATGATTAAAGATCCTCGTAAATGTTAAAAGTAATCCTAATTTGTGTTTGAAACTTACCTTCTGGACTTGATGCAAGTATCTCAGGCCCTATAGGTGAATCAAAAATTACATTAGATACAGTCACTCTATTGTATAAGTCTCTAAGCCTTTTGCAAATTGTAAAGTTTGACCCTGCCCCTAATCCTTCTTCTGTAAATATATTCAATAAAACTAAACCTACAACATTATTATCTGAATCAGTTGTTCCTCCCATAGTTAAATATTCACCAGCACCAAAGCTTGTTATGCACTGAACAAAAGTATCTTCAGCAGTAGAGTCAAAGGTCATATTATTGAAAACAACAGGAATCACTGGGCTTGAGGCAAGCTCTGTGGCTAACCTAGCCTCTATTGTTGATCTAACAGTGTTTAAATCTATAGCAGCCATTAAATAGCCCTCCTAAGTTGTTTTACAACATATTGTTCAAGCTCTTTTCCTATGAGTTCTGGAAATCCAGCAACAGTTTTTTGTTTTGTTCTGTATCTGCCACCCCATGATGGTGGTAAGTTTGTTCCAAAACAAACAGGCTCTGCATAAACAACATTATTAGTTACTGTTCCTTCAAGTGGTTTTATATCAGTCTGCCAAGCTGCTCTCAACCTTCCTGTATCAACAGGTGTAGCTTTTTTAACTCTTGTAGTCCACTCCAAAGTAGTTGCAGCTACTAAATCAACAACTAATTCTTTAAAAAAATCATCAATCTCAGTTAATTTTATTTGTCTTGCCATCTTTACCTCAAGATAAGATCAAAACTAACAGGTGTATTATTTTGTTCATTCGTTATTACTTGAACAATTTTAAATTCAACACTACTAATAACAACTCTGTCTTTTGTCGTAGGGACAAATGTAAGATCACCAGCAGATATAGTAAGCAACTTATCCTGTGATTCAATCAAATCGTTGACTTGATTTCTTGAAACATTATTTAATGCACCTTTGATAGTTGTATCAGATGTAGATTCTGTTATAGCTCCAGTAGTGGTATTATATGCCCCTGCTGTTACCTGTCTGATAGTTACATCACCTCCAAGCTTGCCTAGAGTTTTTGATGCTGCTTTTTTTAGTGCATTGGCAAGACTCATAATGAATAAGCTATGACCTGACCACTTGCAAGAGTGATACTCGTAATTACACCTTCAATTTCTGAAGATGATTTCATTTCAATTCCATTAATTGTTGAAGAACCATTTTCTGTTAAGTTCTCAGCAACTAGAGTCACCTCTGCATTTGATAAGCAATGCACCTTACCGAATCTGCCAGTATGGGCATTTGTATCTGTAATGATTATCCCTGCTGGGTATTGGTAGCCGTAGCCCATTTTAAGACCTCTTGATTTGTAAGTTTGCTCTTCCACCTATTCTAATACCCATCAGGTAATGATCAACTATAGGTGGGATTCGATCAATACCAACAGCCCCATAAAATCTAGGGGTTGCATTTATATTACCAATACTAACAGTTGCAAAATCTTCCAGACCACTCAACTCTAAACCGTTCCTATTGTTGTTGAGATATACAGCCAAAATTACCTGTGCATTTTTTACACGATCTGGGATTTCAGTATCGGTATAATAATCAGCAACTAATCTATTTGGAAAAGATAAGCCATAAAGGTTGGTGTAAGTATCAGGTTTTCTTACTCCTGATCTTGGCCATTCTAGTGCCTGGGTATCATCTACCCTAGCCCCCAAGAACTTTTCACGATCAATCCTTTGTGCAGCCGTAAACAATGCACGATTTTTATTGTCGTTGCTTGACCCATCCCATGCAGCAGCGTCATCACTAAGGACTAATCCTTCAATAAATGAATTTGCATCTGCAAGAGTGATATAGGTGTTTGCGTTAGCACCACCAACAGTTGCATCAAGAGTTATCGCCATTTAGTTTTACCTTTTTGGGCTTTGGTTTTGGTTTTGGCTTTTCAAGAGTTGGAGTTAATGAAGCTGCCTTTTGAGCAGCCTCATTCCTCGCTCTCATACGCCTAAAAGCGTACATTCCCATTTAGCTAGATGCTCCCTTTAGAGCAACATAGTTAATAACGATAGCTTCACTTAAAGATCCACCTGATACGTTAGAAACTGTGATCTTGAATGATCCAGCAGCGATACCGTTAGCACTTACGATGTAAGCACCAGCAGTTCCAGCAGAACCATGACAAGCAACGACAACATCTGTTGCAGCGA